AGCAATACACCATCACGCTGAATTTCTATGCAGCCACCGCCGACCTCAACATGGTGACCAGCCGCGTCGGCATCGCCAGCCAGTTCCTGCTGAATGCCGCCATCAACGGCGAGCAGGCGGCACGCAGCCTCGACGAATTGGCACGCAATGCGCTGTTCCCGGCGTATTTCGGCGGCAACACGCGGGTGCGCCTGACGCTGGGCAGCGCCGGGCCGGCGGTGAGCGTGGACGACATTCGCGGCTTCACCCAGGTCTGGGTGAATGGCGTGCCGATGCCGGTGAGTTCGAGCAACACGCTGACGGTGGCGGTGGGCAGCGATTCCTATACGCTGATCGGCGTGGCTGCCGACAGCAGCAATGCCTCGACCGCACCGAATGGCATTTCCGGTGTGCTGACCTTCGCGACCTCCGTTACCGTCGCCGACGGCACTGCCGGCAACACCGTGACGGCAGCGACCGGCAGCGCCATCGTGCGGCCGAACTCTCGCGCCAACACCGGCCAGATCATCGCCACCGACACCCTCGACATGGCGACGCTGCTGAACGCGGTGGCGACGCTGCGACTGAACGCGGTGCCGGAGATCGATGGCGCCTACAACTGCTATCTCGATCCGGTGAGTGCAAAACAGCTGTTCGGCGACCAGGCGTTCCGGCAGTTGTTCACCGGTGCCACCAGCGCCAACCAGGTGTTCAAGCGCGGCGTGGTCAACGACTTCCTCGGCCTGCGCTTCGTGCCGACGACGGAAGCGTACGTGACCGACAACCCGAATGTGTCGAACGGGTTGATCCGCCGGCCGATCGTGTGCGGCAAGGGTGCGCTGATCGAGGGCGATTTCGCCGCCATGGCAGAAGCCGATGTGGCGCCGAAGGACAGCATCGTCTCCGTCGTCGATGGCATCGCCATGGTGACCCGTGAGCCGATCGACCGGCTGCAGCAGATCATCGCGCAAAGCTGGTACTGGATCGGCGGCTTCGCCACGCCCTCGGACACCACGACCAATTCGTCGACGATTCCAACGGCGACGAACGCGGTGTTCAAGCGCGCGGTGCTGGTCGAGCACGCCGGTTGAGCAACGCAAAACTCCCTCTCGCTCGGTTGGGCGAGAGGGCTGTTGCCGTCTACGTCCTGCGGAGATCGCCATGAGCGAGACTACTTCGGCCGCCGTGTTCACCGACGCGCAGAAGACCGACATCCGGCGCTATTGCGGCTATCCCGCCTACGGCGCCGGCGCGGCCGGGTTCCAGGGCTGGCGGTTCTTCCAGGCGTACGGATTGCTGGAATTCCGGCTGAACAACCTGTCGGTCGCGGAGGCAGCAGTCGTGCAAAACTACCTGGCCACGCTGGCGACCTTGGAAACCGCGGTGACCGACGCCGGCAGCCGGCTCGACACATCAGAGGCTGCGGTATGGACCCGCAACCCGTACGAAGTACGTGAGCGCGCCGGCCTGTTCGACGATTGGCGACGTCGACTCTGCGTCTTCCTCGGCCTGCCGCCGGGCCCCGGGCTGGGCGACGGGTCGCTGGCATTGGTGGTATAGCGATGGCACCGCTTGCAATTGATAACGCTAATATTACCGATGCGATCCGTCACGGCCTGGGCGTGGCGGCGCGTGCGGTCGGCGCGTGGTGCGACCTGTATCGGCCGGCCGGGGCGACAGCGCCGATGGACGGCGCCAACCGGTTGCTGCGCTTGCCTGCGAGTTTCGCCAATGCGCAGGGCTTCGGCGTGCCGGTGGGCTACGGCGAGGCGTTGTGGGAAGGCTATTTCGACGCCGGCTATTCGCGCGCCGGCGACTATATTGCCGGGCCGGACGGCGTGTTCTTCATCGCATCGCAGCCACGCCTCGGCCCGGTGCTGTGCGTTCGCACCAATCGGATACTGTGCTTTTCCCGACCGCAGGCGCCGCTGCTGGCGGGTGTCAATCGCTATGTTGGCGTGCAGCCGACGGCGGCGACGCCGCTCCTGCTCGACTGGCCGGCGAACGTGCTGGCGGCCGGTGTCGGCGGGCGAGGGGCGTTGCCGGCGGATGCGCCGGGCGTGCATGGCGGCTCCGGCGGCTGGGCGGTGTTGTTGCCGGCGGTGCGCGTCGCCGGCGCGCCGGTGCTGTTGCGGCCGGGCGATCTGGCGCACGACGACATCGGCCGCAGCGGCGTGATCGCCAGCGCAGAACTGACGGATCTCGGTTGGCGACTTCATCTTCGGCAGGCGGCAAGCTGATGGCGGACCAATCCGACGTGGAGGCCGCGCTGGTCGGCGCGATCGGCGGTGCGTTGTACCCGAACGGCCTTGCTGCCGCCTGTGCGGTGCCGGGTGCGGTGTGCCGCATCTATCGCGGCTGGCCGGTGCCGGCGGCGCTGGACGCCGATCTTGCCGCCAGCACCACGAACATCTCGGTGGCTCCGGTGGCCGGCGAGGAACACAACACGACGCGCTGGCCCGATGCGTGGATCCCGCAAGGGCAAACCGCGCCGACGCTGACGGCAACCGTCAGCGGCGACACGGTCACATTCGGCGGCAGCGCCAGGGCTGGTCAGGTGGCGGCGGTGATTGCCGACACGACCTGGGCCGCGCGACGATTGCAACCGGGAGATACGCCGGCGAGCATCGCGGCGGTACTGGCGGTCTCGCTCGGCGCGGTTCGCGCGGCGAGTGCGAGCGGTGCCACGCTCACGGTGCCCGGCGCGATCAAGCTGGTCGCGCGTGCGGAGATGGACCAGCCGACCTTGCGACTCTCGCGCCGGCAGCGCCAAGCCTTCCGCATAACGGTGTGGTGCGGCGATCCGGCGACGCGCGACTCGGTGGGCAGCGCCATCGACTCGGCACTGTCCGGCATCGACTTTCTTGGCCTGCCGGATACCACCAGCGGACGGCTGCGTTATCTGGCGTCCGCTGTTTCCGACCGTTGGGAGGACGCGGCGCTGTATCGGCGCGAGCTGACCTATTCGGTGGAGTTCCCGACCACGATTGCGGCCAATCTGCCGCGCATGGCGGTGGGCGGCTTCACGGCAACGCTCGGCGAGGGCGGCAGCAGCGAGACTTTGTTGAGCTGAACGACGATTTTGCGCGACCGCGCGCCCCAGGCAGGAGACCAGAATGCCGATTGTGCAGCAGGGCAGCATCAACACCACCGCGCTGGTGGTGCCCGACCTCTATGTGCAGATCGTCCCGCCGCAGAACTTGTTGCTCAACGGCGTGCCGACCGACATCGTCGGTGTGGTCGGCAGTGCCAGTTGGGGGCCGGTGGGGCAGCCGGCGATCGTCGCGACAATGTCGGACTATGCCACCACGTTCGGGCCGCTGGTTGCGCGCAAATACGACATGGGCACGCACGTCGCGACAGCGGTGCAGCAGGGCGCACAGAATTTCCGCTGCGCGCGGGCGACCGACGGCACCGATAGTGCCGCGCAGTTGACGCTGCCGGGCACGGCGTTCGCGCTCACCGCGCGCTATACCGGCAGTCTCGGCAACACCATCGTCGTCACGCTCGGCACCGGCAGCAAGGTCGGCACGTGGCGATTGACCGTGGTGCTGCCGGGCTTGTTGCCGGAAGTGTACGACAACATCGCGGGCAGCGGCGCGGCATTCTGGCAGGCGTTGGCGAATGCGGTGAATCTGGGTCAGGGGCCGCAGCGCGGGCCAAGCGCCCTGGTTAAGGCGGCGGCAAACGGCACGACGGCGACTCCTGTCTCTGGAACTTACGCGTTCTCGAGCGGCACGCCGGGCAGCGACGGCGCGAGCTTCGTCACCGCCGCAACGCTGGTCGGTGTCGATGTGGCGCCGCGCAAGGGCATGTATGCACTGCGCGGACAAGGCAGCAGCATCGCGTTGCTGGCGGACGCCGACGATGCGACGCAGTGGACCACGCAGGCGCAATTCGGCTTGTCCGAAGGCATCTACATGATCCTGACCGGGCCGGCCGGCGACAACATCGAGAACGCGGTCACGACCAAACAGACGGCCGGCCTCGATTCATACGCCTGTAAGCTGATGTTCGGCGACTGGGTGTGGTGGAACGACCCGGTGAACGCGGCGCTGCGCGTGGTCAGCCCACAGGGGTTCGTCGCCGGGCGGCTGGCAAATCTCAGTCCCGAACAAAGCAGTTTGAACAAGCCGCTGTATGCCGTGGTCGGCACGCAACTGAGCGGCGCGCCGGGCAGCGGCACCAGCACGAGCTATGCGGCGGCGGATCTCGCCGTGCTGTTCCAGGCCGGCATCGACGTGATCGCCAATCCACAGCCCGGCGGCGCGTTCTGGGGCGTGCGCGGTGGTTTCAACAGCAGCAGCAACAGGGCGATCGACGGTGACAACTACACGCGGCTGACGAACTATATCGCGGCCACGCTCGCCTCCGGCATGGGGCAGTATGCCGGGCAGGTGGTCAACGCCGACCTGTTCCGCCGCATTCGCGCCACGCAGCTGAGCTTTCTGCAAAACATGCTGAGCCAGGGTATGCTCGGCACCACCGACGGCAGCCTACCGTTCAGCGTGATCTGCGACACCAGCAACAATCCGTCGAGCCGCACCGGCCTGGGTTACGTGCAGAGCGACGCGCAGGTCTTGTATCAGGCGATCAACGAATTCTTCATCGTCAACATCGAAGGCGGGCAGACGGTGCAGGTGCAGACGCAGGTGTTGCCGACCACGCCGGGCGCGCTCGCGGCCTGAGTCATCACTTTCGATTAAGAGGTTTCAATGTCAGGCAGCATGTTCTCTGTTGGCCGCGACTGCCAGGTGGTGGTGCTCGGCGCCTACGGCCGCATCGATCTGACGCATGTGACCGGGTTCGAGGCCCGGCAGATGACCGCTTCGGTGCGGGTGGACCGCATCGACGGCGTGCAACTCGGCGCGGAATTGCCGAAGGGCTGGGACGGACATTTCGAGTTGGAGCGCGGCAACTCGGCGGTCGACGACTTCATCGCGCAACTGGAATCCGACTACCACAACGGCCAGTCGCCAGCGCCTGGCACGCTGTATCAGTATATCAGCGAGGCGGACGGCTCGACCAGTACCTACCAGTACAACAACGTCGTGTTTCGGCTGGCGAGCTCCGGCATGTGGCGCGGTGATGCCAGCGTCAAGCAGCGACTGGAGTTCTTCGGCAGCACGCGGGTGCGGATGTGACGGCGACACCCTCGGCCCGGCTGATCGCGGCGGCGCAGGCGGCGCCGTGCGTGACCGATGCACAAGGACGGCGGTTGCAACTGCGAAAATTGACCGCGCTCGACAAGCTACGACTGTTCAAGGCGGCCGGGCCGGTGCTGGCGCAGAACCAATCCTGGCTTGGCATGGCGGCGTTGGCGGCGAGCGTGGCCGCCATCGACGAAGTGCCGGTGCCACCGCCGGGCAACGAGGCGCAGATCGAGGCGTTGGTCGCGCGGCTCGGTGATTCCGGCATCGCCGCGATCGGAGCGACGTTGGCGGAGGCGCAGCCGAGTGCAGCCGAGGCGGCGGCCACGGCGGGAAACTGAGCCGGCACCCCGATCTGGTGGACTGTCTTTACCTGGTCAGGAACGGGGTGCCGTTCGATGTGGCGTTCTGCCTCGCGCCGGAGGAACGCCTGGCGTGCGTGATCGCGCTCGGCCGCCTCGACGGCCACGAATTCGACTTTGCCGCGATGCGCTGGAAGGATCGGAAATCGTGACGAGCAAGGACGGTTCGACGACGCACGATACGGCGGCCAAGGCGGGGTTGGCGTTGCTGTTGGGCGGCGGTGTTGCCGAGGCGATGTCGACCGCGGAGGCCACGCTGGTGGCGGTACAGAGCGCGGCGGCGCTGACGTTTGCCGGGCTTGCCCGCGTGCAGGCAACGGGCGCGGCGGTGTCGGCCGTGCCGCCGGTGGCGCAAGTGGCGGCAGCTTGGCCACAGGAAGAATCGACGTTGCCGACCGCGCATAGCGTGCGCACGATGTTCGCTGATTCGGGGGGCGTCGCGGCTCGGGCGGCGCCGATGGCGGCGTTTGCGCCCGCCGCCACGCAGGACGGCGCGATGGCGACAGAGCCGGCGGCGACCGTGCCGGCCGTTTCGCCATCGCGCGCGACGCCGACCGTGTTTGCATCGTTCGCGCCGGCAGCAATGCTGCCCGATCCGTCTTTCGGTCGGGTGGCGTCGTCCGACGGTATGCAGTCGGCATCGCCCGGCGGTTCGCAGCCGGCAGCGCCCGATGTCCCAGCGGAGCCCGCGTGGACGTCGGCCGCGCCAAAGCCGCAGGGAGCAGCATCGGTTTCGGCATCGGCGACGCCGAGTGCATCCGCTGGGCCGACCGGTGGCGATGTGTATCTCGACGGCATGCGTGTCGGTTCCTGGCTGGCGGACCATCTGGCGCGGGAGGCGGGACGGCCGCAGGGCGGCGGCACGGCGTTCGATCCGCGGCTGACGCCGGCGTGGCCGGGCACGTTGCAGGGGGGCTGAGCGCATGTCCGACTATTTGCAGCTCGGCGCGGTGAGTTTTCAGGATTTCGAAATTCCGGCGCGCATCCGCTTCGGTGGGGCGCAGCGGTTGGCCGTGCATGTGCTGCCCGGCGACCTGCGCGTGATCGACGCCATGGGACGCGATGATGCAGATGTCGGTTGGAACGGCGCATTTTCCGGCAGCGACGCCGCGGATCGTGCGCGGGCATTGGACGCGATGCGCGTGCAAGGCGGCGTGTGGACGCTGACATGGGACGCCTTCTGCTATCTGGTGGTGATCGGCCGGTTCGAGGCGGATTACGAGCACAGCAACTGGGTGCCGTATCGGATTTCCTGCAAGGTGGCGCGGGATCTGGCGCAATCCGCCGGCGGCGTTGCCAGCAGTTTGGCGGCGAGCGTGCTGGGTGATCTCGGCGCGGCCGTGGCGCTCGATACCGGCGCGGCGGTGGCGGCCTTGGCGGTGAGCGGCGCGTTGTCGGTGGGGACGGCGAGTTATGCGAGCGCGACCGGTGCGATCGGCGCGCTGGTCTCACAGGCGCAGGTGGGCATGGACAGCGCCGGCGCTTCATTGCTTGCGGCGCAGGATCCGGCGAGCGCGGCGACGGCGGCGGGGCAGTTGGCGGGGTTTGCCGACGCTAACGGCTATGCCGCACGGGCGCTGGCGAATCTCGAGATCGCGGGGGTGTGATGCAGACGATTCAGGTGGCGGGTGGCAATCTGTTTCGGATCGCCATGACGTATCTCGGCGATGCCACCCAATGGGTGCGAATCGCACAATTGAACAATCTGTCGGACCCGATGTTGAGTGGAACGGTCGGTTTGCGCATTCCAGTACAGGACATGAGTGCGGGAGGCGGCGTTGCCGCCCAGTGATGCGCTGTTGTTCGGGGCCGAGACGTTGGCCACGGGGCCGGTGCGGGCGCCGCGGTTGCATGTGCTGGCCAATGGCGAGCCGTTGACGACGGCGATGGATGCTGTGGTGACCAGCACGGCATTTTTTGCGGCGGACCGGTTTCGCGTGCAGGCAGCGTTGCGCGACGATGCGTTTGTCTGGGCATCGCTCGCGCAGATATTCGTCGATGTGCAGATGGCGCTGTCGCCGCTCGGCGGATTTGTCAGTCTGGTGCAGGGCTATGCCGACCTGGTCGAGATCGACCCAATCGTGGGCACGCTGACGCTGGAGGGGCGCGACCTCAGTGCCGGGCTGATCGAGGCGCGCACGCAGGAGACGTTTGCCAACCGCACGTCGTCGGAGATCGCGACGATACTGGCGGGGCGGCACGGCTTGGCGGCGAACGTGCAAGCGACGACGACGCCGGTGGGGCGCTACTGGGAACTGGAACACGACAGCTTGACGCTGAACGCTGCCGGACGTTCGACGACGGAATGGGATCTGCTGGTCACGCTCGCCAAACGCGAGGCGTTTGACTTATGGGTGTCCGGCACGACGCTGAATTTTGTGTCGCAGGCTTATGGCTCGATACCGGCGGTGCTGCCGCTGACCTCGGTGCAGTCGCTGCGGCTGGAACGGGCGTTGACGTTTGCCGGCGACATTGCGGTGACGGTGAAAAGCTGGCACAGCCGCGCCGGCAGCACCTGCGTGCGCACGGCACGGACCTCGCGCGGGGCCGCGACCTCGCGCCAATATGTCTATGTCGTGCCGAACCTGACGCCGGATGCGGCGCAGGCATACGCGCAGAATGTGCTTGCCGAATTGACGCGGCACGAGCTGGTGGCAAGCCTGGAAATGCCGGGTGAATTGCTGCTGGCGCCGCGGATGAACGTGCTGTTGCAGGGCACCGGCACGATCTTCGACACGGTGCTGCGCATTGACGAGATCGAGCGGCGGTTGCACGGGACCCGGGGATTTTCGCAGCGGGTGCGGGCGCGGGCGGCTTCGGCGGGGTAAGGGATGCAACGGTTCCTGAATTCTCTGAAAGCGCAGTCTGGCGCGCAGGACTTGGCTTCGGGGCGGCCGCGGTTCGGCACCGTGGTCAGTGTCGATCCGAAGCGGCATGCGGCGAAGGTGGCGTTGCAGCCGGA